AGCTGGGCATCTTCTTCCTGCAGTACACGATGCTGGAGCACTTCACCAACTGGGAACAGGCGGTCGCGCGATCGCTGATCGACGAGCGGGACCTGGAGCGCTACCAACCGAAGTTCAACGTGCGGGCGCTGATGCGCGGCACGCTCAAGGATCAGGCGGACTTCTTCAAGGCCGCTCTCGGTTCCGGCGGTACAGCGCCGTTCCATACGCAGAACGAGGTCCGCGACCTGCTGGATTACCCCGAATCGGATCAGCCCGGGGCCAACGACCTGATCAACCCCATGACACAGAAGGGAAAGAGCAATGAGCCTCCGGCAGCTGCCTGAAATCCGTGCTGAGCGACGGCTCGGCCCCGCCCAGTTCGATATGCGTCCCGACGCGCTCGAACGCTGGGAGCCCGAAGTTCGCGCCGCTGGGAACGACGCGAACAGCATCTCGATCTATGACTCGATCGGCGAAAACTGGGAGGGCACCGGCGTCACCGCCAAGCGGATCAGCGCCGCCCTACGCGCCATCGGCGACAAAGACGTAGTGGTGAACATCAACTCGCCCGGCGGCGACTTCTTCGAAGGTGTCGCGATCTACAACCTGCTGCGCGAGCACCAGGGCAGAGTGACCGTCCAGGTCATGGGCCTGGCAGCGTCGGCGGCGTCGGTAATCGCGATGGCAGGCGACGAGATCCTGATGGGCGATGGATCGTTCCTGATGATCCACAACGCTTGGGCGGTGGCCATCGGCAACCGGCACGACATGGCCGACGCGGCAAAGCTGCTGGAGCCATTCGACACGGCCATGGCCAAGGTCTATGCGGCCCGCTCGGGCGTCACCGAGGCCGAAGCGGCTCGGATGATGGACGAGGAGACCTGGATCGGTGCTGTCCAGGCGGTGGAGGACGGCTTTGCCGACGGTCTGCTCGATGGAGCTGCCGCCACCAAGGATGCCAAGCAGGCATCGGGTGGGCGCAAGGCTCTGGCCCTGGTCGAGGCCGCGATGGCCAAGGCAGGCCACTCCCGATCGATGCGGCGCGACACCCTGAAATCGCTGTTCAACGGCAAGCCGAGCGCTGCCGGGTCCGCTACGCCGAGCGCTGGCGGCAACGAAACCTCGGCCCTGCTGCAGGGCCTTCTCGACAACATCAAAGCCTAAGAGGCCAACACATGACCAAGATGACCCACGGCCGCGTCCCGCGCGGCCTCGTTTCCGTGCACGCCGATGGCGGCAGCCAGCCCGACGTGAAAGCGCTGGTGGAGTCGCTGAACAAGGCGTTTGCCGAGTTCAAGGCCGAGCACACCAAGCAGCTCGAAGAGATCAAGAAGGGCAGCGCCGATGCACTGCAGGCCCTGAAGGTCGACAACATCAATGCCGATATCACCCGCCTGCAGGCCGCGGTCGACCAGGCCAACACCCAGATGGCCGCGTTCCAGATGGGCGGCGGCAGCGCCGGCAGCGGCGTAGCCGACGCCGAGTACACCGATTCGTTCCGTGCACACTTCCGCAAGGGTGAAGTGCAGGCAGCACTCAACAAGGGCGCGGCCGATGAGGGCGGCTACCTGGCACCGGTCGAATGGGACCGCTCGATCACCGACCGCCTGGTCATCGTCTCGGACATGCGCCAGCTGGCCAACGTGCAGCCCTGCTCCGGTGCGGGACTGACCAAGCTCTACAACACCGGCGGTACTTCGTCGGGCTGGGTGGGTGAAGAAGACCCGCGTCCGGAGACCGCGACCGCGAAGCTGCGTCCCCTCAGCTTCGGCTGGGGTGAGATCTACGCCAATCCGGCGGCGACCCAGCAGCTGCTGGATGACGCCGAGATTGACCTGGAGGCGTGGCTGGCCGGTGAGGTCGAGCTGGAGTTCGCCAAGCAGGAAGGCGATGCGTTCTTCTCCGGCAATGGCGTCAACAAGCCGTTCGGCATCCTGACCTACGTGGACGGTGGCGCCAACGCGGCCAAGCACCCGTTTGGTGCGATCAAGGTGGTGAACAGCGGCGTGGCGGCCGGCATCAACGGTGACAGCATTCTGGACTTGGTCTATGACCTGCCGTCGGCATTTACTGCGGGCGCCAAGTTCGCGCTGAACCGCAAGACCCAGGGTGTGGTGCGCAAGCTGAAGGATGCGCAGGGCAACTACCTGTGGCAGCCGTCGCTGGTGGCCGGCCAGCCGTCGACCTTGGCCGGCTTTGCGGTGCAGGACGTGGCCGCGATCCCGGATGTGGCAGCAAACGCCATCGCCGCGCTGTTCGGCGACTTCAAGCAGACCTACACCGTGTACGACCGCAAGGGCGTGCGCGTGCTGCGCGACCCGTACACCAACAAGCCCTACGTGATGTTCTACACCACCAAGCGCGTGGGCGGCGGTGTGCACAATCCGGAGCCGATGCGCGCCCTCAAGATCGCGGCTTCGGCCTGATCACCCACCCGTCGGGCGGCCTCGCGCCGCCCGGCATCCATCCTGTGATCGAGGAGCCGCAATGGCAAAGTTCACCAAGCCCTTCCGTGGAGTGCCGGAAGGCGAGATCTATCCCGTCCAGTTCGTTGCCGGCGATGACTGCCCGCCCGAGCTGGAGGCCGGCGCACTCTCTGTCGGTGCGCTCAGCCTGATGGCAGACACACCGCCCCCGATCCTGCTGGGATCCAGTGTTCAGCCGGAGAGCTTTGAGCTTTCCGACGGCAGTGTCCTGTCGTTGGGCGATGTGGTTGGCCGCGCACACGTAGCCTCTGGGCTGTCGGTGGAGGACTGGAACGCGCTCGATAGCACCGCACGCGAGGCGCTGATCGCCGATACCGTCGACAAGCTGTCCGGCGAGGACGACAAGGGCCAGGTCGCTGCCGAAGACAAGCCCGCCTTGATTGCACAGCTTGAAGCCGAAGGCATCCCCTTCGACAAGCGCTGGGGCCCGGAGAAGCTGGCAGCTGCACTGGCCGAAGGCAAGAAGGAGTAAGCCATGCCGCTGTTGACGCCTGAGCAGTGCCGAGGCCAATGCAGGGTCGATGGGGATTACGCCGATGCAGAGCTGGCGGAACTGCTCGCGTCGGCCGAGGACGCAGCAGCGGCATATCTGAATCGATCGCTGTTCGCCGATCAGGCAGCACTAGACGACGCCCTGGATGCATTCCCGGCTGAAGCTGCGGCAGCTGCCTCTGCCTATTCCGTGGCGATGGCCGCGGCGGATTCCGAGCCTGAGGCCGCCAAAGCAGAGGCAATGCGTAGCGTTGCCAAGCAACGCAAGGCATCTGCCGATTTGGCCCTCTCGCGAAACCTGGCGGGAATGGTCGCTAACCCCAGCGTGTCTGCCGCTGTTCGACTGATCTTGGCCCATCTCTGGGAGAACCCCGGAGCGGTGGTAATCGGAGCAACTGCTATCGAGCTGCCGTTGGGCGTGATTCCGCTTCTTCGGCCCTACCGGCGGGTGATGACGCCATGAGCGCAAAGAACCTACGACTGAAGCTGTTCAAGCCCACGACGGAGCGCGACGACTACGGCGAAGAGGTAGAAACCTTCGCTGAGGCTGGCGAAGTCTGGGCAGCGGATGAGCCGCTCTCCCTGCGCAGTACGAGCGCGGTGCTTGGGGTCGAGGCCGGTGCGCTGAACGCTCCGGACCTTCGGTGGATGACGGTGCGCGTCAATCGGGAGATCGAACCGGGGTGGCGTGTAGCGCGCACCACTGGGCGCGACGCCGGCAAGCAGATGCTGGTAATCGCGGTACGCGCTTCCAAGTCGCCATTGGACGTGCATCTGATAGCGAGGCTGCAGCATGGCTGACTTCGATATCCACATCACCGGCCTGAGCGAGCTTGAGACGGCGCTTCTGGAGCTTTCGGACAAGGCCGCCCGCCGGGCGCTTCGAAAAGGCATGCGTCGGGGGGCCATCGTGGTCCGAAACGATGCCCGCAACCGCGTCAGGATCGCGCGCGGCAAGCTGCGACGGTCTATCCGGATACGGGAGCGCAGCGACGCTGAGGGCTGGATGCGGTTCGCTGTGGAGGTGCCTCGGTCGGCCTTCTACGGCAAGTTTGGCGAGTACGGCACATCGAAGATGGCCGCATGGCCGTTCATGCGCCCGGCGGCGGAGTCCAAGACCGAGGAAGCCGTTGGAACCATGCGTGACGCCCTCGGCGATGCAATCCACGAGGAAATGCGGAGGGCCCGCCGATGAACCTCGATCTTCGCCTCACAGCGGCCGCGGGCACGATCACCGCGGCGTTCTACCCGTTTCCTGCCCCGAAGGACCGCCCGCCACTGTACGTGACGTACCAGCGCGCTGGCGGCAGGCGGCACGCCACTCTCAACTCTGGCGCTGGTGCGGAGCGGGGCACGTTCCAGATTGATGTGTGGGGGCCGAAGAAGGGAGCTGTCCGGGAGCTTGCGGATCAGCTCAAGGACGGTTTGCCGGACCTACTCAAGGTCGGCGAGATCACCGACAACCCCGATGACTACGAGGCGGACACCTCGCTGCACCGCGCTAGCTTCGATGTAACCGTTTGGGCCTGATCGCCCGCCACCTCTGCAACCAACAGGCCGCCTCCGGGCGGCTTTTCTTTACCCCAAGGAGCCAACCATGGCCAAGAACGAAGCGATCTCCGCGCAGGACTCTGCGCTCTACGTGAAGAAGGGCACGGCGCCCACGACCCCGAACGATCCGGCCGGCTATACCGAGGTCGATGGCCTGACGGGCTTCCCGTTCGGCCGTGGCCAGGCCAACACGCTGGACGCCACCAATCTGAAATCCAAGCAGGTCGAGAACATTGCCGGCCTGGCTGGCGGCCAGACCGTGCAGGTTGCAGGCCACCGCTGGCCGGTGGGTAAGTCGGCCGGTCAGGAGATCCTGCGTGATGCAGATCCGGATGAGGATCTGTACTTCCTGATGGTGCTGCCGACCGGCGATGCCGCCACCTTCGTCGCCAAGGTTGCCGGCTTCAACATCCCCCCGGGCACCAACGCCGTGATGACCTTCACTGCGGACCTGCTGCCGCGCGACTTCACCATCGTCACCCTTCCTACCGGACCGTAAGCCATGACCCTGCTGAACAAGAGCCAGATCCTCGCCGCCTCCGACCGCAAGACCGAAGACCTGGAGGTCAAGGAATGGGGCGGAACCGTCCGCATTTCCACCATGTCGGCGAGCGATCGCGACAAGTGGGAGCAGGACACCTACGGCGGTGAGAAGACCAAGACCGAGGACTTCCGCGCCCGCTTCGTGGCCCTATGCTTGGTGGATGAGAAGGGCGACCGCCTTTTCACCGACAAGGACGTGGCACAGCTCGGTGCCAAATCGGCCGCGGCACTGGACCGGGTGTTCCGCGCCGCACAGAAGCTCAACGCCCTGGGCGATGCCGCAATCGAGGCCGCCGAAAAAAACTGACGAGCCGGCCTGAGCGCCGGCTTCAATTTCGGATCGCGTGGCGCCTCGGCTACCCGCATCCTGATCAGATGCTGGCGGGAATGGATTCCCGCCAGCTGACAGAGATGTACGCGTTCGCCCGCATGGAGCCGCTGGACCAGCCCTTGCAGGACATGCTGGCCCAGCTGACCGACGTGCTGGCCAGGGTCCATGGCAACGAGACCAGCCCGAAGGACTTCCTCTTGGTTCGGGAGCCTCCACAGCCGGTGGACGAGGGTGTTGCCCGTGCCCAGCAGATCGCCGAGCTGTTCCAGGCGGCGTCGGCGAAGAACTCTATGCACTGAGCTAACATCTCGTCAGCAAATCGATGGAGGTGGCTGGTGAAGCAATGGATCGTATTGGTTGCGGTGATACTGACTGTCGGATGCGCGAGCAAGGAAGAGCGTGCTTACCAGCAGGCCTATGACAGCTGTTCAGAGAGCCTGAGGGATGCGGCCAAGAACCCAAGTTCCGCGCGTATACCTCCTGCTACCGAGAGAGAGGTCACTGGCCGCGGAATCGAACTGTGGTGGAGCAAAGGAAGCGGGTTGGCATTTATGAATGGGTTTGGTGCAATGCTTGATTCGTCCTCCATGTGCATTACATCGACAGACGGAACGATGGTGCGAGAACTCATCATTGACGGGGCAACGGTTTATCAGCATCCGTTTGTTAGATCTCGATGATCTTTCGAGGTTTGTAGTCGAGCGTACTGCGGCAGTAGCACATAGGCGTTGGGTAACGGCGTACCAATCTCCTGAAACGGAGTGTTTAGAGAACGCGCAACCGGACTGTCTTGAATGAAACAGAAGGCCACCGATCAGGTGGCCTTTCTTTTTTGGAGAATCCCGTGACCTCAACTGCCGCAACCATTGACGTGCAGCTGCGAGCGAACACTGCTGCCTACCGGGCAGAGATGGTGAATTCTGCGCGTACCACCACGCAGCAGCTTGGTCTTATCCGTAAGGAAGCCTCCCAGACAGCAGTTTCCATTGCGAATCTCAACAAGGCGGCTGTTGGGTTCGTTGGCTTCGAAGCGGTCAAGAGCGGCGTGTCGGCCCTCCTTGACGCACAGAAATCGATTCAGCAGATCCACTACGGCCTGATGGGTGCGACTGGCTCCGCCCAGGCGGCGGACAAAGCCTATGGATTCGTCGCGCAGACGGCAAAGGACCTTGGCCTGAACTTGGAGGAAGCTGGGAAGAGCTTCACCGGTATGTCGGCGGCTGCGACGGCGAATGGCATTGCCATGAAGGATCAGCAGGAGCTATTCCGGCAGCTGTCGCGTTCGGCGACTGTGATGCACTTGAGCAGTGAGCAGATGGGGCGGGCCACCACCGCGCTCGGGCAGTCTTTCAGCAAGGGTAAGTTCCAGGCAGAAGAACTGCGGCAGCAGCTTGGCGAGGCTATCCCCGGCATCGTGCCTCGCTTCATTCAGGCTGTTGCCAAGATGAACGAGGGCACGGCTCTTGCCGGAAAGTCCTTCGACAAGCTTCTGCAGGACGGTGACCTGAGCGTTCAGAAGTACCTGCCGGCGATGATCAAGGCTCTGGAAGCCTCCGGCACAGGGGCGGAGCAGGCTGCAAAAGGGCTCAGCGCAGAGCTGAATCGCCTTTCCACGGCATGGTTCAACTTGAAGGTGAAGGCTAGCGGCGGGGTGTTCAGCGATGCTGCCATCTCGTCCGTTCGCTTCATGGCCGAGAACCTGGAGAACGTTGCCGGCGCCGCGACGGTGGCCGCGGGCGTCATCGCTGGCCGTCTCGTCGGCGTCGGCGCCGGCAAGGCATATAGCGCGGTCGCCGCGCCGATCAATGAACGGATGGCTGCGTCAAGCCAGGCGTCTGACTTGGCAAACGTCGCGCGGGAGCGTGTCAAGGAGGCTGCCGCAACAGTCAACCAGGCAAGGGAGTCTGTACGCCTTACCACGACGTGGAAAGCCCAAGCTGCAGCCGCCCAGGATACTGCTCGGGGTCAGTTGGCTGTGGCCGCAGCTGCGCACGAAGCAGCACAACGGACGCTAGAACACCAGCAGGGCGCGGCAACGCTGTCTGCCAACCTGCGGGCGCAGAAGGAGGCTCAAGCCGCAGCAGTTGTCGCCCAACGCAACCTTGAGCGGGCCCAGCGCGAGTACAACGCAGCGTCCCTGTCTGGCACTCGGGCAGATGCAGCAGCTACTGCGGCGAAGGGGCGGCTGATCCTGGCTCAAGAGGCTGCTGCCGTAGCAACCAACAACCTCACCGCGGCGCGCGGGAGGGAGGCGGCTGCGGCGTCAGCATCCTCCCTCGGCAGCATGCTGGCTGGCGGACTGCGTAGTGCCGGTAGCGGTCTATTGGCTCTGGCGGGTGGCCCGTGGGGTGCTGCAGCAATCGCCATCGGGGCGCTGGGCATCGCATACGTGGATGCCCAGAAGAAGGCCCAGGCGGCAAGGGCTGAGTTCGATGCCCAGGTTAAGTCGATGGACACGCTTCGTGTCGCCATCCAAGACACCTCCGCAGAATATGGGCGGATGGATGGTTCCAAGTCGATTCGGTCTGCTGCGGAGGATTGGAACGAGTACGGTGTGGCGGTGCGCAAGGCCGACGCCGAGATTGAGAAGATCAAGAAGGAAATTGCTGACTATCAGCGGGATATTGAGGCGGCTAATGACCAGCTGGAGATGGGGGGCGGAGGATTGGGGGTGGGCTTCTACACCGCCAAACTGGAGGACGCGCAGGCCCGTCTGCAGCAGTTGTCAAAAGAGACGGAGCCGGCTCGCGCTGCCTTCCTCCAGCTAGGAGAGCAGCTCAAAAGGTCGATGGATCCCGAGCTGTTTGAGAAGATGCGCCAGGCCGCACTTGAGGCGGACGATGTAAAGTTCGACAAACTACGGTCAAAGCTCGACAGGACGTCACAGGCAGCGCTCGACGTTGCCATGGCCATCGATAAGATCAACAGCGCCGGCCGCGACGATATATGGGATCGCAAGGTCGCTCGCCTCAAGCGCGAGCAAGGAGAACTTGCCGCGTGGGATGCGGAGCGGCTGAAGCAGTTCGCCACCAAAGGCAACATCAGGCTTGATGGAATTTCGCCGGCTTCATTGGCGGATCCAGAGGGAATGGCGGCCAAGATGGCGCTTTCCGCTCTTACCAAGGATCAGCAGCGAGAGTATCGCGAACAGCGGGCCGCAGTTGCGGAGAGCGTCGCGGCCGAGAACGCCTGGAAGGAATCGAAGAAGGACACCGCCAAAGCCACCCGCGAGTCGTTGAGCGAGTCCAAGGCGCAGGATAACCAATACGCCTCGATCACCGATCGGATCAAGCGGCAGATCGCTCTGGATAAGGAGCAGATGGGCCTGACCGACGACATGACGGCGGCGCAGAAGCTGCAGGTCGTCATCACCAATGAAATGGCCTCCGCCAAGAGCAAGCTGAGCGAGGAGGAGCAGAAGCGCGTAAAGGCGCTGCTTGAGGAGGCGGTTGCTCAGGGTAAGGCTCTGGCGGCGCAGGAATTGGCGAAGAAGGCCGCACAGGACATGCTGCGGCTCCAGAAGGAGCTGAATGAGGCTGCCGTTACCCAGCAGCAGGCCAATGCGATCGACCTGGCCGGCATCGGCACGGGCAGTGAGCAGATGGAGCGCATGCGCCGCCAACTGCAGCTCAAGGAAGAGTACGACCGCCGGCTGTCAGCGCTGAACGACCGCAATGCCAACGCCAACAATGGCAACGGCTATACCAGCAAGCAGTACGCGCAGCAGCTGGCCGAGCTGGACAAGTACCACAAGGAGGCATTGCAGCGGGAGGCGCAGTACCAGGCGGATCGCCAGACTTCGATCACCAACTGGTCGTTGGGTGCCTACCGTGCGTTTGAGGACTATCGTTCCCAGGCGGCCAATGCGGCAGAGCTGAGTAATCAGGCGTTCACCAACGCATTCCAGGGAATGGAGGATGCGCTGGTCAACTTCGCCATGACCGGCAAGCTGAGTTTCAGCCAGCTGGCCAACTCGATCATTGCGGACCTGGCTCGTATTGCGGCCAAAGAGGCCATGTCAGCGCTGTTCAGCGCCGGATTCAACGCATTTGCCGGGCCGGTGGGGGCGGTGCAGCGTGAGCGGATCCAGATTCCCGGGTTCGACGGTGGTGGCTTCACCGGTTACGGCGGGCGGCTGGAGCCGGCCGGACTCGTCCACAAGGGCGAGGGCGTGCTCAACCAGGACGACATGCGGGCACTGGGTGGCCCATCGGCATTCCACGCCCTACGCGCGGCGCTGAGGCGAGGTTACGACGCCGGTGGTATCGGTGGGCAGGTTCCCGCACGCGTCGCGCTGGGCGGCCGGCAGGCTGGCCAAGGCGGGCCGTTCGTTGAGATCCACAACTACAGCGGCAGCAAGGTCCAACAGCGCGAGGAATCGCAGACGCTGCCGGATGGATCGGAGATCAGGAAGCTGATCGTCCAGATTGGCAACGAGGAACTTGACGGTGGCTCGTGGGGCAGGGTCGGCCAAGCCCGTTATGGGTGGCAGGACGTATTGGGCTGAGTGGCCCGGCGTGGGAGTTCCGCGTCGGACTTTATGAGATTGATTGTTCGACGCGAGGAGCACATGGAGACCTTCCCCAGCTATGCCGAGATCCGCTTTGCGGACTATGGCGAAGAGTTCGACCCGGCGGTCGAGCGCACCGAGATGGAACGCGGCGTGCCTCGACAGCGGCTACTGAACACCCATGTCCTGCAGACCATCGAGGCATCGGTCCAGTTCCGGTCGGCACAGGCGGTGGCAGACTTCGAAGCCTGGTACTTCGACAACCTCAAGCGGATCGGCTGGTTCAACATTGAGCATCCCCGCACGGGCCAAGTCATTCGCGCCCGTTTCCAAGGAGGCAAGATCGGCAAGCTGCAGCCGCTCAACACGCTGTTTCGATTCGCCAAGCGCGACCTGGTGCTGGAGTACATGCGATGAGCACATTCACGGAGCGGCGGCAGCGTACCGACGACACCGCCGGCATTCTGTTGCTGCTGGAGCTCAGTGCCCCGTCGTTCGTGGAGGTGCTGCGCATCGTTAACGACACGACCGATTGGGTAAGCCAGGGCAAGGTCTACACGGGCTTTCCCTTCGGCTTCAAGTTGCCCGACGACGTGGGCGGGCAGGCGCCGCGTGCCCAACTGGTGCTGGACAACGTCGGCCGCTCGATCACCGAGGATCTGGAGGGGCTGCAGCCCGGGGAGCTGGTTACCGCGCGGCTGATGATCACCGACCGGGCTGACCCGAACGTGATCGAGGCCAGCTACGACCTGCCAATGACGCAGGTGGTCGTGAACACCCGCACGGCCTCAGCTCAGCTGGGTGTGGACTTCCTGATGCGCCAGCAGGCGGTCACGCTGCGAGCCAACCCCTTCACCCTGCCGGGGATCTTCTGATGCGCCTAGGCGACGTGGAGAAGTTCGTGGGCGTCCCCTACGACGCGGACTGCTTCGATTGTGCCGACCTGGTGGTGCTGGTGCAGCTGCAGCTGTTCGGGCGGGCAATCACGTTGCCGGGAAGGCGTCCTCGCGGGCTACAGGGCGCTGCCGAGCTGGGAGCGCTATCGCGGCCCTACGCACACCGCCGAGAGGGGCCACCCGAAGATGGCGACCTCGTCCTGATGATCGATCAGGGACACCGAAACCCCGGCCATGCCGGGGTTTTCTTTTTCCTGGCCCATGAGGGCTGGGTTCTTCACAGCAACGAGCGCAACGGCTGCAGCGTGCTGCACCGCGTGCGCGATCTGCCCGACTTCGGGCTGCGAATTGAGGGTTACTACGCATGGGCCTGATGCTCCCGTCCACCGATCCCGGCCGTCTGATCATCACCCCGCATCCGGTGATGCTCGATGGCCAGCAGAACCTGGAAGCGGACCTGCGCCCGGGTGAGAGCCTGTATGGCTTCCTTGCGCGCCACGTGCATGGGCTGGACGGTCAGGCGTGGCTGGTCACCATCGGCGGCCGTCCCGTGGAGCGGCACCTGTGGTGCCACGTCTATCCGAAGCACGGCCAGGTGATCGAGATCCGGGGCGTGGTCGGCAGGAGTGCGATCCGCCTTGTGGCCATGATCGCGCTGACCTACTTCACGCTGGGTGGCGCGGCTATCGCCGGTTTCAGTATCGGCACGTCCACCGTGCTCGGCACGGCCATCGCGCGCGTGGCGGTCTACGTGGCCGGCAGCATCCTGATCAACAAGGTGCTGGGGCCGAAACTGCCAAAGGCTGCCGAGATCACGCCCGCCGATACCGTCTTCTCCCTGTCGGCCCCGCGCAACCGGTCGCGCGCCTACGAACCCCTGCCGCTGCTCTTCGGCAGCGTGCGTATTGCGCCTGACGTGGCCAGCAAGCCCTACATGAACTATGAGGGCGATGAGCAGTACCTGTCGCTGCTGCTGACCCCTGGGCTCAACGTGGGCCGCGTCGAAGCGATCTACAACGGTGATGCGCTGCTGAGCAGCTATGAGGGCGTGGAGGTCTGGCACAACGGCTTCCCGGGCATGCCCAACCAGGCCATCCCGCTCTACAGCAACGCCGGCAGTGTCGACGGCGGCGTGATCTATGACACCAGCAGCGACCCGAAGCACACCCCGAGCAAGTGGGTGCAGCGCACCAGCTCGCCGGGCGCAATCCGGCTGCAGGTGAACATCGACTTCCGGATCTTCGACGCCGACTCGAAGGGCCGCGAGTACGAGAATCGCGAGCAGATCCAGATCCAGTACCGTGCCGTGGGCCAAAGCGCCTGGCGCCCGTTTGGCACCTACGCCGTCTCCGGCCGGACGCAGAAGTCGCGTCGGGCCACCTACGGGCTGGACGTGGCCCCGGGCCAGTACGAAGTGCAGGTGCGCACCACCGGCCAGAACACCGACGGCAACAATGCGCAGGCCAGCTTCACCTGGACTAACCTGGTCAGCGTGCTGCCGGATACCGCCAGTTACGACGGCATTCCGCGCATCGGCATCCGCATGAAGGCGTCCGGACAGCTCAACGGCAGTCCGGACGAGGTGCGCACCGTAGCCCATGCACAGCCGATCCCGGTGTGGAAGGGTGACGCCATTGGCTGGGTCACCGAAGAGAGCAGCAACCCCGGTGCACAGATCCTGGCCTACGCCCGCGGCATCAAGTCGCCGGCGGGCGTGCGCATCGCCGGCATGGGCCTGCCCGACAGCCAGATCGACGTGGAGGCGCTGAAAGCCTTCACGCTGCACTGCGCGGCCAATGGCTTCACCTACGATTACCTGGTTACCGACAAGCGCAATCACCAGGCGGTGATGGATGCGATCGCGCTGGCCGGGTTCGGCCAGATCGCCTGGCCGAAGGGCCGGCTGGCCGTGACGTGGGCCGCCGACGAGCAGCCGCTGTCGGGCGTGGTCAACATGGCCACCATCAAGAAGGGGCAGTTCCAGGTCGAGTACACGCTGGCCAACGGTGCCGACGGCATCGAGTACAGCTACCTGGACCGCGCCACGTGGGAGGCTAGGACGCTGCGCGTTCCGGCGCCGGGCGTGACCACCATGCTCAACCCGGCGCAGGTGACCGGCGAGGGCGTGACCAGCGAGGCGCATGCGGCCACGCTTGCGCGCTGGCACCTGGCGCAGAGCCTGTACCAGTACAAGTCGATCAGCTACAGCACCGATATCGAGCACCTGGCCTATGGGCGCATGTCGGTGCTGGCGCTGCAGCACGATCTGACGCAGTGGGGCTTTGGTGGCCAGGTGCTGTCGGCCACCATGGGGCCCGGGCGCGCGGTGACGCTGCAGCTCGACGTTCCGGTGCCAGGCCGTGCGCAGGCCAGCGCCTACATCGGCCTGCGCATCCCCGGTGAACGGGTGTATCGCGTGCTGAAGGTGGTCCCGTTCACCAGCGAAAGCGATCAGCTGCAGCTGGCCGATCCGTGGCCGGCCGATGCCCGCCTTCCTGGAGAAGGCTTCCAGCGACCCGATGGGTCATGGGAGGAGAACCCGGCATGGGACACGATCTGGATCTACGACTTCAAGCAGACGCCGGGCTACCGCGTCCGCGTGGTGTCCGTCCAGCCGGAGAATGACCTCAAGGGCGCCGCGGTCGACGTGGTGGCCGAGGGGCCGGAGTTCTGGCACTACGTCAAGACCGGCCAGTACATTCCGCCGGAAAACGGCTCGCAGCTCGCCACCCGGCCGGTGGCCAGCAATCTGCGTATCACCGAGCGCCAGGTGGTGCAGGGCGATACGGTGTTCTCCGAGCTGCAGGCCTCGTTCGATATCACCGGGCCGGTGGGCGAGATCCGCGTGCTGTCGGACCTGGACCAGAACGCAGAGCTGGAGCAGGTGGCGTCCACCACTGCGCGCTCTGCGAGCTGGCGCATTCCCCGTGCCGGCGTGTACCCGATCACCGTGCGCCCCTACAGCCCGGAGGGCCAGGCCGGCGTGGCGGCGACCGTGACGTATGCCACGCAGGGCGCCGACGTGCCGCCGGTGCTGGTGGATATGTTCGACGTGGAGGAGCGCAGCGGCGGTATCCGGCTCTACACCTGGGGCTGGCTGGGCGATACGACGCGGTCGGCCGACTTCGCCGGCGTCGAGATCCGTTACATGCCCGGGAAGGTGGCCGACCCCGACTGGAACGCGATGACGCCGGTGGGGGAGACGGGGTATCACACCGCGCCCTTCGAGGCGGTCATCCCGCAGTCCGGCGACTGGACCTTCGCCTGCCGCAGCGTGAACACCTCGGGCGAGCTGTCCGTCGACGCCCGGATCGTGATGCGCTCGCTCGGCACCAATCTCGGCGAGGTGATCGGCGAGATCGGCGAAAGTCTGGAAGAGCAGACCCGGCGGCAGGTGGAGCAGCAGCGGCAGATCGACCAGGAGAAGCTGGACCGGATCAACGCAGACGCGGCCGAGGCGCAGGCGCGTGCCGCCGCCATT